TCTGGCGAAAGCGCGATCCACCCAATAAGCACTACCGCCCCTACTTTCCATGTATTCAAGATGTTCTGTTTCGTTAAGAGTTTGAGCAAAATGTTCCTCCATCAGATAGATGTGTTCTGGACCTCGTAACCCCATGGACTCCCTCAAATGCAATACACTTAAGAACGCAAAGTAAGGTGCCCGAGCAATCTCTTCTAGTACCCAGAAACGTTGATAGTCTCTGCCTTGGTATAAGAAATCAATGATTGCTACTGTGATGTTTAATGTAAACTCATTAATTTTCTTCATCGTCATCCTCATACAAAGGACAAGGTTCTTCAAATAAATGTTCCATTCTGAGTTGTTTGATGCGCTCTCGGAGTCCTTTGTAGAACTCTCTCTTTTCGTCAGCGTTCATTTAGTCTTTAGAAGATCTTCTACTTGCTTGCGAGTTTTGGACATCTTTTGTTTTTCACGTTCAGTATGTTTATATCCGTGTTTACCATGAAATATAAAGTGACCCTGAATGATCATAGTTATTCCAAAAAGGAATAACATAACAACTCCCAACTGATCTATAAATGTGGATGAAGCCATGGCACTACTGGTGGAATAACCCCAATAAGTCTCAACAGACCCTCACTAAAGAGTCCAAGAACAAAGAAACCAACAAACATGCTGATAATTCCAGCATTACGATTATGCTTTCTTATTGCATCATCGATCATCTCTTGACACTCTTCACGAGTGACATAATGTGCAGGTTTAATTTGATCCATCCTGTGCGACATTAGGCAGATTTTCCATTGGATCAGGTGCTCCTGATACTATAGCACAAGCTCGCCTGTAATAGAAATTTTCAGTATTTCCTGACTCTTCAAGAGCTTCCTTGACTCTCACCCAATTCTCAAAGGATGTATTGTCCATATTTTTTAGTTTGAAATACACACTAGCTATTCTAGTAACGAATTACAACTTCGCAACAATGTGTGGATTTCCTAACGGAAAGGGTGGGATTTGAACCCACGGATGCTTGCACATCGCTGGTTTTCAAGACCAGTGCCATAAACCACTCGACCACCTTTCCTAGCGGACTTCAAAATCTAACTTGCGAACTTTACGTTTTCTTCGCTGTTCTTGCCATTGAACGTCCTCAGAAGAAAGAACATTTTCTTTCTTACTTGTATAAGAGTTTAACATAACAACCTGACCTAAGTCAACTGCAGATATCTTATCTCCACGAATGGTTGTCATATTAGAGCAACCACAAGAAACGCTCTTACTTGGGTGCCCAATCAACTCCTTACCACAGGAGCGGCACCTGACCTTTATATTATCCATTGTTATAATGTGTTCCTTCTGTCACAGAAGTTTTTCCACACTTATTTATATGCAAGAAGAGGGGATCGAACCCCCGACCGCCTCGGTGTAAACGAGATGCTCTACCGCTGAGCTATTCTTGCTTATCTTTAGATTCTAACATATACTCTACGGTTTTGGCAACATCTTCCATTGCATCACGTAGATAGATTCTCTGACCAGAGTGTTGCTCCAGTTTTGTGACGCCGTTTTTAAACTCTTCGGATAGAGTCCAGCGCCACTGTTCCATACTCTTAGAATACCAAAGGTTAATCTTCATTAGAAAGGTTTCCCAACTTACTATCTAGATGCCCAAGAAGACGTATCATCGTTGAATTCTGATCTTCAAGAGAATCAATACGTTTGTGTAACTCAAGAATCATATCATAAAGATTCTTACATTCTGCAGTTTCTTTATATTGTCTTTTCATTATTCCAATTCCCAACAGGTAGAACGTGCCAACTCTGGATTCTTTTGTAGTGCTCTATGAACATGTCCATGAACATCTTGTTCTAAAGTATGATGTGCTTTGGTATGAACAAATTCAATCACCCCAAGAGATCCACAGATCAATAGATTTATAATGGTGACAGGGTGAAAAAGATACCGCATAAAAAAGGGGGTGCCGTCGCACCCCATTATAACATCTAGATGTTTAGTTGTAAACTCAGAAGTTGTACTTCACACCGAGTTTACCACCTACGCCAAGGTCATCAGCGTCTTCTGCAGTGATGAAGCTGACTTCTCCATATACTCCAAGTGCATCAGATACGGGGATGCCCAGACCTGCTTTACCAGAGAACTCAGTCTCGGTGTCAGCACCATCAACAGCGACAATCGCTGGGCCAGCCTGGACGTAGTAGGAAGCAGCACCGACTTCGCCTTCGTATCCTACATGGATGTCTGTAGTTGCTCCGGTGTAATCATCGCCCGTCCATCCAGCATTTGCTTCGACGTTGACGTAGGGACCTGCAAGGGCAGCGCCTGCGGACATTGACAGAGCAGCAGTTGCCGCGAATACAGATTTGATCATTAGTTTTTACCTCGTTTGTTTTACTTGCGGAATGGTTACCCGCAGATGAAAGGGGAATCGACATCTCCCCGTTGTTTACCTTCTGTAATATTATAACAAAAGGTGAAGTATTTATACTCAATACTTTTTCGGACACTTCGGTTATCCGAAAGCGGGTGATCGGGATTGAACCGACGACATTCTGCTTGGAAGGCAGACGCTCTACCGCTGAGCTACACCCGCAGGTGGTGGGAGAAGAATCTCCCAGACACATCCTTCACACGGATGAGACCATAATATAACAATCATTTTAGATTGTCAAGCCTCTGACAGGATTTGAACCTGCGACCTGAGCTTTACAAAAGCCCTGCTCTACCACTGAGCTACGGAGGCATACATT